GCGAACGAAATTAGACTCTTGTGTAAGGGTCATATTCCTCTTTCTGGGTGGCTTCCCTACGTCTTTTGATGTAGATGTCCTCTGGAATCTTCTTGGCTACTGGCAGGGCAAAGGTTAGTGCCAATGCATCAGCCAAGTCTGGTGATCCTGCTCCCTGCAATCTCTTCTTGATCTGGTCTTTGCTTTCCAATACTCGCCTACCAACATTGTCATACCAATAGATCGGTGTCGCTAGTTCTTGCTTGAGTGCTGTGTCATTTGGGATTGCTCCACCTTCTTCTATCCATTGCTTCATTAACCACCACATCTCAGTTCTACGGTTGGTGAATAGCTCTGGCTTGCTTGCCTTCCCTCCAAATGGAATCTCGATGATGTCGTAGCCCAATTGTCTGAGCCTGTCGATCACTCCAGACCCTGCACCAGCATCACAAAACACAGCATCAGGATCATGTTCCTCGATTAGGTTGGCTACTCGTGCGGCCAATTCCATGTTGTCGATCCCTCGGTAAATAACTGGCTTGAATCCCTGCTTCCCACGCCTACGGAAAATCACTGATCTGTCGTCACCGAATCGTGCGGGATCAATTCCCAAGATGATTGGAGCAAGTTCCACATCTGCCTTTTGATATACACGTTGAGCTGCATCTTCTGTGTCTGCTAATGCAATAAGTTGGTCATCACCTGCTGCGCTGAAATCGCATAAGTATTCCCTGGCAAATGAAGTTTCAGCCATATCACGCTTAAGACGTTCAACTTCTTTCGGATGCAATGACTCTGTGTCATATACCGTATACCTTGCCGCTGCCCAGTCCTCCTCCTCTACAGCTTTGTAATACAGCTCACTAAATAAATTAATACCACTCGGAGTACCTATGAAAATCGCCCACCCAAGTCTGTCACTAAGTGCTGGCTGACATACATCGTCCCAAAGCTCAGGCTTAATCTGGGCAACCTCGTCAATAACAATGCCATCCAGTCTTAACCCTCGGAGCGCATCACTGTTATCCCCGCCAAAGAGCCTAATGATTGCTCCATTATGTTTGAACCTCACACTCAGCTCGCCTTCATTTATATCAAGTAGTGATGATCTTCTTAATGGTTCGATCTTCTCTTTCAATCTGGCCCAGGCAATTGCTTTCGCTTGACGAAGGAACGGAGCAACATAAACAAACATGCCCAGCTCTTTGTCTGTCTTCATCGCCTTATCTATTAATTCCATTATTGCTAATTCAGTCTTTCCAGATCGCCTATGCAAGGCATAAACACTAAACCGTTTCTTCTTTAAATGGCATTCTTTCTGCCATGTTCTTGGCATGTAATCAAGACTTATATTGCTCATCCTTGCGGTACGCCTGTACTGATAGTCAGATTAATATCTCCCCTTGCATCGATCCCGACCTTATCGCCATATTCCTGCGGGAACCACTTGCTTAATAACTTCAACCTCAAATCAGATCTTGATCTCATCCAATTCACATGAGCATTATCCATTCTGGCATTGTCTCCCTCACCGATGATAGGAGGAGGAGTATCTACAAGGGCAAGAGCTTCCTCTGCAATAGCTCTAGCTCCTAAAAACCTGCTCACATACGTGAAGCGTGACAAGAACTCTTCATCCTTATCTAACCAGCGATACAAAGTTCTGTAAGAAGGCATGCCCTTTTGTCTGCAAAAAGCACGAAGAGTACCACCATGAGCAACGTGTTCTAAAACCTGCTCAACTATTACAGGATCAGGCTTAGAAACAGGTCTACCTATTTTCTTGGATTGTTTTCCAACGGGTTGGATAGCTAACTCTTTTTTCATAGCGGCAGATTTGAGCAATGTAGCCACGGCTGATATTGAACATCAGGGATAAGCAGCCGTAACCAATACCCCAGTCTTCATGAAGTTCTCTTAAGGCATCAACAATCACTGGAGTAATTTTCGGATTGTGATTTGGATGGTCTATTGAGACTCTATGCCCAGAGTCAGAAACACCAACAACAATTGTTT